AAGGAGAAGTAAATGGATTTACAACCTGTTAAGATTCAAGCAGATGTTATGTGGGCTTTCCTTGATACGCCTAACCAGCTATCAGGTAAGTACCAAGTAGACCTTTGTAACCTTAGCTCTGAGGCTGTGGCAAAGCTGCAAGGCATGGGTATCAATGTTCGCAAGAAAGAAGATCAACCTGAGAAGGGCTTCTTCGTAACTGCGAAGAGCTTTAACTATCCTATCAAGGCAGAGGACCGTGAAGGTAATCCTATCACTGCTAAGGTAGGTAATGGCTCTAAGGCTATCGGCTTGATTAAGCCCTATCCTTATGAGTTCCAGAAGAAGAAGGGCGTAGGCGCTGGCATTAGCAAACTGATCGTTACTGATCTGGTGATCTACGAAGCGGATGCAACAGAAGAAGCACTTGACGATGTCCTCTAAGGAGAAAAACATGGTAGTGAAGAAACCAGCAGTACCTAAAGTAGAGTTTAAGATCGAACCTTTGGCTAGTACTTTCCGTGTCACAGACGGTGAGTTCTTTGGTGAGGCATTTGACTTTGAAGTAACCTCTGACGGCACTGTGACGATCAATGACAATACTTTTGATAGCCGTGAACAGGCTGCTAAAGTACTTCGCCAGATGGCAGACTTCCTAGCCAAAAAGTGATTGCTTTAATCGACGGCGACATTCTTGTATATCGCATAGGGTTTGCGTCTAACGACACTTCAGACCGACTAGCGATTTCAAGGATGGCAGAGTTCCTAGAGGAGCTGGTTATGCGTCCTGAAGTAGGAGACTACAAAGGATTCTTAACTGGCTCCAACAATTATCGCAACGAGATTGCGAAGACTGCACCTTATAAGGGCAATAGGACTGGCGAGAAGCCTATCCACTATGAAATACTGCGGGAGTATCTGAGAAGTGCCTGGGCTTTTGATGAAGTAGAAGGACAAGAGGCTGACGATGCCATTGGTATAGCAGCTTACGAGTTCGACAGCATCGATGATTATCTGATCATGACACTAGACAAAGATCTTGACATGATTCGAGGCTGGCATTATAACTTCATAAAAGATAACAAGTATCTGATTGAAGAGTACGAGGGAATCGTCAACTTCTACAAGCAGATCCTGACAGGCGATAGGGTAGACAACATTGTAGGGCTGAAAGGTATTGGTCCGAAGAAGGCAGAGAAACTTGTAAAGGATTGCAAGACTGAACAAGAACTCTATGATGTAGTCTTAAAGGCTTACGACAACGACACTGAAAGGGTGCTAGAAAACGGCAGATTATTATGGATACGAAGAAAACCAAACGAAATGTGGAATCCACCAGCATAACCTACGTCCACTGGGTTGATGCCGTAGCAGATTGCGAATGGCAACAGGATGTAAAGGCTGATGTCCACGACTGCTTCACTGTGGGCTTTATCGTAGACGAGACTGCTGACGCTATCTGCATCGCTTCAACGATCTCTGATAAGGACAGCAACGCTCGTATGCACATTCCAAAGTCATGGATCAAGGAAAGAAAGGTGATTAAGTTTGAAACCAAGCAGCGCAAAGGCAAAGGGCAGAGTGTTCCAACAGTGGGTAAGAGATCAAATACTAGCAAGGTTCTCTCTTGAACCCGACGATGTTAGATCCGTGTCGATGGGCGTGTCAGGGGAAGACTTACTCCTTAGTCCAGCAGCAAGACGGAAAGTGCCTCTTAGTATTGAATGCAAGTCTAGAGAAAAGATTGCTGTTTACGGCTACTACGAACAAGCGGAAACAAACGCCAAAGGAAAGGGAGAACCTGTTGTCTTTATTAAGCAAAACAGATCCCGCCCTCTTGTAGTTATTGATGCTGAGTACTTTTTAGATCTTATTAGGAGAGCAAACAATGAGTAAAGTTTATCGATTCATCTATGATTCTGAGTTATACGAAGACACTGGTGGTCACTATCCAGAGGCTACTACTGTAGAGATCCGTCACTACTTCGACGACGATACTACATGGCCTAAGATCATGTATCAGTTTGCTAAGTTTCTAGAGGCTTCTGGTTATGTTGGAGTCATTGACCGTGTGATCATTAAAGATCCTTATGAGATGGAATGGGATTGTGGGTTTGAAACAAAAGGGCCAGCCAAGAAAGACGACGAGGAAACTGACGAATGACAGTCCACTGTGTGATACCCGATTGCCAAGTAAAGGACGGAGTAGATCTGTCCTATCTTACTTGGGTTGGAAAATATCTAGTTGACAAGAAGCCAGATGTAATCGTCCAGATTGGTGACTTTGCTGATATGCCTAGCCTATCAAGCTATGATGTAGGCAAGAAGAGCTTTGAAGGACGACGTTACCGCACAGACATCGAAGTAACCAACAAGGCTATGGAGATGCTCTTAGCACCGATAAAGGAGTACAACGAACGTGCACGACGAAATAAGGAAAAGCAGTATCGACCCCGACTTGTTCTCACCCTCGGAAACCATGAAGAAAGAATTTCCAGGGCTGTCGAAGGAGATCCTAAACTTGACGGAACTATTAGCCTCAGTGACCTTAAGTACGAACTACATGGTTGGGAGGTTATACCGTACCTGGAACCTATTGTTATTGATGGTGTCGTGTACGCTCATTTCTTTACTTCTGGCGTTATGGGGCGTCCTGTAAGCTCTGCTGCAGCTCTGTTGGCTAAGAAGCACATGAGCGCAGTTATGGGCCATGTTCAGAATCGACAGATCGCCTACTCCAATCGAGCAGATGGTAGCCAGATTACAGGACTCTTCTCAGGCTGCTGCTACCTGCACGATGAGGACTACCTAGGTAGCCAGGGTAATAAGTACTGGCGAGGTATCTGGATGCTTCACGAGGTCAACAACGGCAGCTTTGACGAGATGCCTGTGTCACTAAACTATCTAAGGAAAAAGTATGAGCATCGATAACGCAACACCAAAAGAGTGGGACTTGGCGAGTATAAGAGCTTGGAGAGAAAAAGAAAGAGAACAGGAACAAGCTACACTCAAGGACTACATCAAGGCTAGGCAGGTAGGTGGTGATCATTACAAGTCAGACATCCAGTCCTGGGATGTTTTTCTTGATTGGGGACTTGACCCGTGGGCCTGTAATGTGATAAAATATATACAGCGACATCGTAAGAAGGCAGGCAAGCAGGACCTTGAGAAGGCAAAGCACTACTTGGAATTCATGCTAGAGAACTATGACGCTATAGGCAACAAGTACTACAAGGGTTGATATGCCGCTAACACTGGAAGAGATTAAAGAGAGGATGAAAAGATGGGATGAGATAACCATCGTTGAAGAGCTGTCTATTAGGGCAGATGAGCTAGTAGAGCGCTTCGACGACTACATTGAAGACCAAGCAGATCGTTTAGAACAATTAGTCAACTGGGAATAATAAAAATATGGATTACTATCAGCAGTTTATTCACAAAAGCCGTTACAGCCGTTTCGTACAAGATGAGCAGCGCCGTGAGCACTGGGAAGAGACAGTCAAGCGGTATTTCTCGTTCATGCAGAACCAGCTTGAGACAAAGCACAAGTACTCTATCGATTCAAAGCTCTTAGACGAGCTGTACACCGCTGTCCTGAACCTCGAAGTCATGCCCTCTATGCGAGCTATCATGACCGCTGGTAAGGCTCTGGAGCGTGACAACACAGCAGGTTATAACTGTTCGTACCTGCCTATCGATGACCCTAAAGCCTTTGACGAGGCTATGTATATCCTTCTCTGCGGCACTGGAGTAGGCTTCTCTGTGGAGCAAAAGTATGTCACTCAGTTACCTGAAGTCCCTGATCAGCTCTTTGACTCTGAGACTGTTATTTCTGTCGCTGACTCTAAGGAAGGCTGGGCCAAGGCACTACGCCAGCTCATCGCTCTTCTGTACTCTGGGGAAGTTGCAAGGTATGACCTTTCCAAGATTAGACCCGCTGGAGCACGACTCAAGACTTTTGGTGGACGAGCATCTGGTCCTGGACCTTTGGATGAGCTTTTTAGATTTGTTACAGCCAAGTTCAAAGGAGCCGCTGGTCGGAAACTTACATCGCTCGAATGCCATGATATTCTCTGCAAGATCGGGGAAGTTGTTGTTGTGGGTGGAGTACGGCGATCAGCTATGATCTCGCTGTCTGACTTGGAAGATGACCGTATGCGAGGAGCAAAGAGTGGAAACTGGTGGGAACAAAATGCACAACGAGCACTCGCTAACAACTCAGCTACTTACGTTAGTAAACCCGATATCGGACAGTTTCTCCAAGAGTGGACTAGCCTCTATAACAGTCACTCTGGAGAACGAGGAATCTTCTCACGAGCCGCAAGTCAAGATCAGGCTGCAAAGAATGGACGACGTGATTCAGGTCACGACTTTGGTACTAACCCCTGCTCAGAGATTATCCTTCGCCCATATCAGTTCTGTAACCTCACAGAAGTAGTTGTCCGTGCTGAAGATACTCCTGAGACTCTAGCTCGTAAGGTCCGTATTGCTACAATCCTGGGTACTTTCCAGAGCACTCTGACGCACTTCCCTTACCTGCGTAAGATCTGGCAGAAGAACACCGAAGAGGAGCGTCTTCTGGGTGTGTCGTTGACTGGTATTCTTGATAACAAATGGATGGGAGAAGTCTGTGACAGCACTAAGAAGGCTCTTGAACAGCTACGCCAAGTCGCCGTGGACACCAATGCTGAGTACTCAGGTGCTCTTGGAATCCCTCAGTCGGCTGCGATCACTTGTGTTAAACCTTCTGGGACTGTGTCTCAGCTTGTTAACTCTGCCTCTGGTATTCATACTCGACATAGTAAGTATTATATTCGTCGGGTTCGTGGAGATAAGAAAGATCCTCTCACGAAGTTTTTGACAGACAGTGGAGTTCCCACTGAAGACTGTGTAATGCGTCCTGATAGCACTGCCGTGTTTTCTTTCCCAGTGAAAGCACCAGAGAATGCAAGGACTCGTGATAGTCTTGATGCACTACAGC